ATAAAAAATGTATTTAAATCAGGTGCTCTAGATTGAAATCCATTAGCGCCTCTTATTATAAGCGCGTTAAGTCCTTGATCATCTTCAATTTCATAATAGTACTCGTTAGTAATATCATCAGCTGTCTCAGTGCGTTCTTCAAACGCACTTGGCGTGTTGAATGTTGACCCACTCACAGGTACAATGCGATCTACAACTTTTACATATTTTAGATTCCTAAGTTCAGTAAAGGTAGAGCCCTTTATAATTGAACCTTCTTTATATATGTTTTCACCAAATTGTTCAATCTGATTCTGCAAAGTAGTTTGCAGTTGATTTAATTCTCTTGCTTGTACTGCAAATCCAGGTTTGAATAGTACTCTATAATATTTGTTGGAAATATCATAGTCGTCAAAATAAGGAGCAATATTTAGATTTGTTTTAATTGACATTTAGTAATCCATACCCTTAGAAATCTATTATTAATTTTATTTGTTCTACTTTTTCATCGGATCTATCAACTGGTGTTAGATCCGAAATGAATAGAACCGAACCAGTTTTAGAAACATATGACGCTTTTGTAATTGTATTTATACTAAAATTAACACCCGAAGATGAACTTACTAATAATGATTCGTCAAATTCAGCTGAAAAGGCACCGTCATATTCTGTAAGATATATCACATCATTATCAATTTCATGTATTATACCAGAAACACCATTACTTTGTGATAATGTTTCACCTACAGACAGACCCAAAACACCATCAGTAGTTTGTAATTTTAATCTACTATCAAATGCATTTTCAGTAATAACTTCCGCAAATAATGGATTTTTTACAAGTCCAATTTTACTATATGAATTAGTATCTGTGACATTTGAGGAATCTTTACTTGTTATATTTACAGAAATACTTATATTCTTAGACTTAAACTCTTTTACCGGGTTGCTTCCATGGCCACCTTTGGGTGATATAATAGGTCGCAAAATACATTCAATATCAGATCTATTGGGATTGGTAGTGTCAAAATTTACAGATGGATCAATGACCCTAGCATTTGCGTTTTGATAGTTAATACCATTATCGATCATTTTCACTGATGTTATTAGTGTATTTGTATCATCAAAGATTGCTATTGCTTTTGCCCCAGATCCATCACCTATAATTTCTATGGTAGGAACTATTTCAATTAAAGATTCTAAGTTTAATTCAGCTGCGGTTGTTTCTATTTGTATAAAATTTTGGCCATTTAGTTCACCGGACGTAAGTATTTTAAATAATTGGGTATCTATCTCCTGCGAAGATGTACCAGGATTTACAATAAGTGTGCGATTAGCATAAATATTTGGTGATTTATTAAAAGGTATATTGCCATTTATTCGTATTATGATTCTATTATTTGAATCAAGCGATGTGATAGTCCCAGTTAATCTTTCATATCCGGAATTTGTTGATCTATTTGTAACCAATATCGAATATATACCTTCATTTGCAATAGTTTCCACCTGAGCATTTCGAATTATAGGTATATAACCAGAACCCCCAAATTTACTAAATGCAAACGAAGGTACTGTTATCATATATTTCCAGACATAGCCATCGGATAGATAATATATACCGTCAAGTTGATTTATTGAATCTTCAAATATTGGCTTTTCAGTAGAAGTAGAGCTGTAATTATTACTTATACATTTAAATATGTGATGTGATCCCCCTGTACTATTAGGTGGTGTCACTACATAAAACGGAGTATTGATTGTTAACCCTATATTTTTAGCATCATCATATTCAGTATAAATTCTTCCTTCTTCCCATATATTTAAATTTGCTAAAGCAGCAAAATCAAAATCAGTAACACTAACCCCAAAGATTGTTTTTTCAAGAAATTTTCTTTGAGTTTTTTCTGTGTTCTCGGAAACTGGTATTGAGGTTTCACCCGGAAATGATCCAAAAATCCAAAAATCTTCTTCTTGTAATGATTTTAATAGATATGTTTCGGCAATATCAGTCGTAAATGAATCAAACTTTATTGACATATTATTCCTCTATAAGTTGGGTAACTAGATATAAAAATCCATTTTCGGATGATAGATTCTGAGAATCTTCATTAATAGCGGTTTCTTGTATCGCAAATCTTTTTATCGGTGTCAAAGAAATATCAGGTGTAAAATCTATTATATCTGACTTATTAAACTTCGTGAATAATTTAATTCCACTTGGGTGTGATATTTCTTTATATATTTCTTCGTATATGGTAGGTGATATGTCAGTTGATATTTCATACGAGTAGTCTTGGTAATAAAAACTATCCTGCATTACCTTTTCAGTATTTATATTAGAATTAGTAGTAATCCATTTACCTTCTGTAATTCCCAATCTATCAACTATACCTTTGCCCGTAGCATCTAAAATAGCATCAACCCCAAGTCTTTCCGCCTTTGATAAATTATATATCGTAACAGGTTTTTCCTGCTCATAACCAAGACCGGAATCAAAAATTTCAATAGCTGATATTTTACCTAGTGAAAAACCAACAGGGCCTGATATTTGTGCATTAAGACCCAACGGTAGGGATTTTCTATCAAATGTTATACTTTGTATATCTAATACTATTGAAAGACCTTCTTTGAATGCTGGCAAGATTAATTCCTGTGAAATTCTATCTCTTGATATTACAAAAGATTGAAATGTAAGTTGCCGAATTGTTATATTATTTCCCTGTACTGCAATTACTTTACCTCTTACTAGAGTTTGAAGATCTTCACCTTCAAATGTTTTTACTATTTTTTCCTGAGTAATTACATCACCTTCTAAGATATTCACACCTACAGAAGAAACAATTCTAAGAATTTGATCATTTAAATTGAATCTACTAAATAGTTTTTCTTTAGCTAAAACAAAGACATCACTTAAATAATCAGTTCCTGGGTTTATTGCAGTAAGACTTTCAATTGAACCTAATACAAATGTGGTAGGATTAAACGCAACATTTAATGCTGTACTCAGATTAGGTTCAATACCAGTTGCGGAAGTACCTGACATAGGTATAAGCGCCGGAGGTACTATTGAATAATTTGAAGAATCTAAGGGAACTGCAAGAAAATCAGAAATCAGATCAGTTATTATTGTTACTTCTTCAGTATCTGTTATAGTACCAATTGAGGCAGATGCAGATCGATTAACTGGTGAGCTAAATAATACTGAAAATGTTATGTTTTCAGTTCTATCAAGTGTCTCAATAATTCCCTCATCAAATCCAAAATTTATATCATCAAGAACTATCCCTATTGAGCTATTTCGTGTATCAACACCTATTATTGTTGCTTCTAATACATTATTTGCATTATCTATTTGTTTTATTTTTTCGTTAATAAAGAAACCTTCACCACTTGTTTCTAAGAAAAGTGTTTGATCTGAAAGTATAATGTCAGTATTGGCAACTGTATAGCCAAAGCCGCCATTGATAATATTAAATTCTACTTCACCGGATAGATTTTGTGTAACTTTTGTTACTCTACCTAGCCCATTTATCCCAGAATCAGATTTTATTTCTACTCGATCACCTATTTCATTTTCGGTGGTAAATTCAATATTTTGATCCAGAATTACTTCTCTGAGTGAACCATATAATTCACCTACAATCAACTCTGGCTGATTAGAATAGATAGTATCAAACCGCTTAAAATTGCCCTTGACATTACTAATAAAAATTATAGGTATTGTAGAATTGTTTATAGTTATTAAGTACACATTATCTACAAAAGCCTCAGCATTACTTAGTGACCCAAATATCTTTATTCCTTTTATTGTCGGAAGTTTTGAATGACTTGATATAGGATATAGCTGTAAATAATTACCTACGATCCATTCTGAATTTGATGGCTTGAAGATATCGTCTGATGGGAAATATATATTTACTTCGCTTTGAAAGAAAAGGGCAAAGAATAATTCGATTCCTTCTTTTGAACCTTTTCTTCTATATAAGCTTAATATATGTTTTATTATAAAGGGAGTGTCTGCGTCAAAAAAGATGCCATTTAAAAATTTATTCTTAAAGAAAAGCAACATACCATCTATAGTAGTATCAATATCTCTATATTGGTACATTCTTCTAATGTTATATATTGATTGATTATCAATTGTTTCCAAAAATACATAATATTCTTTAACAATATCAACCAATTCCCTTGCTTCTTTCCTATATATGCTAGGAAATTGACCTTCCACAAATGGTGAAATGCTGTGAGAATGCTGGGAAGCATAGTCTGCTAGATTGGAAAATTTATCTGTCATTGCTGCGTGATTCCCTTTACGGTAATACTTATATCAGCATCATTTACTATTAGTACCTGATCTTTAGGCGCGGTTACATTTTTTTCGACTGTGCTTGCAATTATCCGTATTCCCACCCCTGTATATGATTCAGTAATAAAATCAACCAATCGAACTATTCCGGTATTGTAATCTACGATGCCAGCATTTCTTTTTATTACTTGTACGCTGCCTGCTAATCTGTCTCTTGCATTGATAATATTTATGACACCTAAGCCGTTATCCTCTAGTATAGCTTCAGTACCTTCAAATACGAAATTTGAACTTGTAACTAGTCGGTCATATACTTCACTTCCGTTTGCTGTTGAGTACCCACATGGGCTTATAAGTGAAGAACCAAAGTTGAATGTAGGATTATCTTTTTGATTTACTGTAGGTGAATATAAGATATAAGGCACAGCAGATATTGTGTTGCTTTTTATCGAAATGTCCGATGCATCAACCAATGTGCTTACCCTTGAAATTTCAAAAACTGAGCCAAACTTATTTAAATTTGTACTGGTATATGATTTAATAGCATTTCGTACATCGGACTCAATTTCAGCGACTGATTTTGTAGTTTGTACACTATCATAAAATACATTTATATACAAATTTGCATATAAGAATTTTGGACCGAAGAATATTGGCTGTATTCCTATGGGTGTTTTATCTTTTAGATATGAAGTGTATATTAACTTTGCGTTTTCGGATATGCCGCCATCGGTATTTACTACAACAGCTACCTTACCATATTGCGGCGGATTTAATTCATCACCACCGAACACAGAAACATCCTTAATTTCATTGAACCGTTGCTTTAATAAAACTTCATAGTCCCGATTGGTAACAGCTCGTTCTTGTATCTGGATTGACTTGGGCGCAAAAAACTTTATATCTTCTATTGTTTCTCTGTCGGCACCGCCTACTGCTGATGCAACTACTGTTACTGTAGAATTGCTCAATGAAGAAGTAAATCTTGATACCCCGTTTGCGGCAGCACCATTGGTTATTCTATAAAATACTCGTATTTCTTGATTTATATTTGGTTGTGTCCCAAATTTATTATTGCCGAAGAATGCTTCATATTTGCCATCACGAGCTCTCTGTAAGTAAAAGACATTGGAATCTGGCTGAATACCAAAAATATCTTTTGTGTAAATAAATTCAGTACCTGTTTCATTTGCGCTTTGGAAATCTACAAATAATCTGATGCTAGTAGTATCAACGCCTGAGTTACTAAGCACTAACCCACGATTATTTTCACTAGTAAAGAACGATTCTTCTACTAATTCGCCTTCATAAATTTCCACATTTTCTGCTTTGAAATTACCACTTTCTTGTATGGTAGCTGTATAACTTTGTCTAGTAAAAAACGTATATCTATCGCCATTGAAGTTGGCAATGAATCTTGTATTTCTAGGTATAAATGAGAAACTAGTAGCTGTAGGGTCTGAAAATTCAACCGTTACAATTGCCTTTGCTGATCTAGCAGATTGTGGCAGGTAGTTTAACTCTTTTGCATGTGATATTACCGAATTTTCACGCTGTGCAGAATCAAGAAACATTTCCGATATTGTCATATTAGCATAAAAATTATTTTGATATGTATTGTATGAGAGTACATCCAACAGAACAGACATATTAGAACCATCAAAGTCATAGTCCTTGAACT